GACTGTGAGTGTTGTGCCTGCGGTAACGGATAGGGTTCCTGTTTTTAGTTCGCCGCCCCCACCACCACCGCTGGCTGTTGAGGTTCCGCCCCCGCCAGCAACTACTAAGTAATCAATTGACGTAACACCAGTAGGCACAGTCCACTGACCAGACCCTTTGAAGGTGAATACGGTTTGTGATGGTGCTTGGTATTTCAGGATGACAATGCCGGAGCCGCCTGCGCCGCCTGTTCCATTAGTACCACCGCCTCCACCACCTGTGTTCGGACTGCCTGCATTAGCCCCGCCGCCACTAGCACCACCTCCAGCGCCACCAGGAGCGCCGGCAGCAGAACCACCACCGCCTCCGCCGCCAGCATAAGATGGAGAAGGAGTAATTCCAGATATAGTAGATGATTGGCCTGCACCACCAGCACCATTTGCCACTGATGTGGCGCTAGAACCTGAAGCTGACGCACCACCGCCACCACCTCCGTTTGTATAAGTAACAAAATCAGAAGATGACGCACCACCATTATTTCCTTGGCTTGGGCTGGTGTTTGGCGTATTTCCTGTCCCTCCAGGCGCAAGCACATTAGGAGAGGCTTGGTATGCTCCAGCTCCGCCACCAGAGCCTCCATTCTTCCCACTAGCGCCTGTTAATGTTGTGTCATAAGCCCCGCCACCGCCACCGCCATATGACTTAAGTGTATTTGTCCCTGCACCTGATGGGCTTTCAGCAATTGGTGAACCCGCAATAGAAGAATCAGACCCGTTAGTACCTCGTGTTGATGAAGTTCCGGCATTACCGCCACCGCCTACAGTAATCGTGTAATCAGTTCCTGCTGTAACAGTTAATCCTGTTCCGGTACGAAAACCTCCACCACCACCACCGCCTCGTCCACCACCACCACCACCGCCAGCTACAATCAAATACTCAACCTCAGTCACCCCAGTAGGGCAAGTCCACGTTGAGGTTGCTGTGAAGGTTTGGATGATGGTGAACTTACCAGCAGCGCCACCAAGCAATAAATTTAAGATACCAGTCATAACAATTCCTTAAGTTAAACCAGTACCCGAAATCAACCAAGTTGTTGATGTTAACTTTATTGCTGTTGCCATACCGTATTGAGCTAGTGATCTAGAACCTGTAGTACCAGTACCAGCAAGATACATCGTATCTGTTGTAATCGCAATCGTAACAACTTGAGATGTCATATTGATGAATGTTAACACAGTTCCTACATCGTATGCAACAGAACTATTTGCAGGAATTGTAAAAGTTCTTGCATTAGCGTCTGTTGATGGATGTAAAATAGCTTTACCTGAATCAGTATCAACTAACGTATACGCTGCTGATTGAGAATTAATAGGTACATTAAGATAACCTAACGTAACACTATCTGTAGACGGTAATGTTTGTGTAAAATTACTATTACTATTGGCAGATTGTAGTGTTGTTGTACCTGATCCGCTTGCATGACCTTGAACTTTTAATGCGGACATTATAGCTCCTTAAGCTAAAACCAACCATCTCTGACCTGTACCAACGGTAACAGAGACTCCGGTATTAATTGTAACAGGACCAACGCTAAGACCATTCTTAGCAGAGGTTACTGTATAGTTAGATGATATGGTTTGATCATTCTCTAGGATCGTTGAAGAACCACCACCGCCTCCAGTAGCAGCAATTGTAATCGTACCATTACCATTTGTAATGGTTACGTTAGAGCCTGCGGTAAGAGTAGCTTTAGACAAACCACCTGTAGCAGTATTGCCAATTAGTAGTTGACCATCAGTGTACGATGTTTGTCCAGTACCGCCATTAGCAACTGCTACTGTACCAGTGACGTTAGCTGCATTGCCTGTGATGTTACCAGATACAATAGAACCACTAATGGAAGTGATCCATGTTGGATTGCTGTAGCTACCACCAGTACTTACACCGTCAGTAATACCATAACCACTCAGTGTTGTCGGTGTGCTGCTGATCTTTGACCAAGCTAACGAAGTAATCCATGACGGATTAGCATAAGATCCTGTCGTATAGACACCGTTGGTTACTGTGCCTGCATTACCTGTGATACTGATACCCCAAGTACCTGTTACAGACGCTGGTGTAATATTCTTCCAATAAGGTCCAGTTGAATCGTACTGAAGGATATCGTTATTCGCTACAGAAGTAATCTTAACGTTATGTAGTTCGTCAAGTTCCCAGCCATTATTAATGTTTACAAACAACTCACCGCTGCTAGCATTGACTTTGACAACCCAACCAAGAAACACCGTATGTGCTGGTGCTGATGGTCTTGTAGCAGTAAATTGTCCTGCTGTTTGAGATAAGTAAACATCATCACCTGCAGTGAATGCACTAGTATCAATACCACGAACAACACCAAAGGTTGCTACAAAGCCTTCTGCACCGTTAGTAATGTCTTCAGCAGCGATACCTAGTGTAGGTGCTGACAATGCTTCAGTGTCTGCATCAGCTAATACAATACTAGGTCTTTGGCCTTGAGCACCTGCAACAGCAACGACAGATCCTTTAGTAATGGTTGCACCAGAACCATTATAAGACAAAACTACGTTTTCTTGTCCGATATTAAGATCAAGGTTGTTACCTTTGAGTCTTGTAACCAGAGATCCATCACCACTGTCATACCAAACCCTACCAACAGCTCCAGTGACAGTTGCTGCTGTATCAAACTGAATGTAATCAGGAGAACTAATACCACCTGTAATACTGTCTAAACTAGTGATGTTTGTGTTAGCACCTGAATTAGCAGCACCTAATGTATTGTAACTGATCGTACGTGCTACTGAACCATCAAAGTCTGTTCCTGAAGCAGCTCCAGAGCCGCTATTGTTAAACGTAACAGCATTCGTTGTTGTGCCACCACCGCCTGCAGCAACAGTATCCCAACCAAATGATGATCCTGACCACTTCAAATACGTATTGGCTGTAGTGGGTGCATCAATAAAGCCTGTAGTGTTTGCACTAGTCTGATACAGAACTTTATTAGCATCACCACCAGCAATGTTTGTTGCTGATCCTGCTTTACCGCTAATGTCACCTGTAATCTTAGAACCAGCTAATGATGTAATCCATGAAGGATTGCTATAGCTACCTCCTGTGCTAACTGCATCAGTGATGCCATAACCACTGATGGTGGTTGGTGTTGATGTTATCTTACTCCAAGCCAGTGCTGTAATCCATGAAGGATTGCTGTAGCTTCCTGTTGTATAAACACCATTAGTTACTGTACCAGCACTACCTAGAATATCAATATTCCAAGTACCTGTGGCATTTGTACCTGTGATGCTAGGAGCACCAAGCGTGTTATAGCTGATTGTACGTGCTACAGAACCATTAAAGGTTGTACCTGATGCAGCACCTGTCCCACTATTGTTAAAGGTTACAGCATAAGTTGTTGTACCACCACCACCTCCTCCACCGCCACCAGCAACCCATGACAGATTACCTTCACCGTCTGTGGAAAGAACTTCACCACCATGCCCTGTTTGATCTGGTAGCAGCTCTGTGATGCTCATCTGTCCTTGTTTGAACATTTGAATAACAGCATCACTAGCAACTCTATTAACATAACCAGCATCAATCTGCTGTCCGTTAGAAAGCTCTACAACCAACTTATCATCAAAGTCAATGTATACGTTGGTTACACTGATACCATCTGAACCATCGACACCATCTTTGCCATCTCTTCCATCAACACCAGGACGACCATCTACACCGTCTCTACCATCCTTACCATCTTTACCGTTAAGACCATCTTTACCATTTTTACCAGGATCTCCCTTCTTTGTAGAAAGATCTTTGATCTCATTGTATTTCTGTGTAAGACGCTCTTCAATCTGTTTAAAGGACTGTACGATGTAGTCAGATTTAGTCTTTGATACCTCCAAGTCTTGTTTTTGTTTCTCTTCACGAAGACCAGTAATCAACTCTTTTAGTAAAAGTTTCTTATCTCGTGAAGAAGCCTGCATTACTGCATCAATAAGTTCTTTAGCCATTGTTGGTCAACTTATCAAGTAGTTCGTTAAGCATGTCTTCGTCACCAGGAAGTACTCCTGCTTTACTCATCTGCATTTCTACAATCTTTGTATTGTTTGCTAGATCAGCTTCTTTGAGCATTAACTCAGCAATCTTTATACGACGATCAAACTCTACTTGAGCAGCATTATCTTGTTCTGGTAAATTCTTAGATACTGCAGCCATTATTTTAGCACGAATTTCATCAGGAAGCAGCTGTGTCTCTATAGTGGTCTTCTGAGCCTCTGCAGCGTCCTTAGCAGCCTTTGCTTGCTTTCCTCGGACAGAAGCCTCAGCATCCGCTAATTGAAGCTGAGCAGCTTGCTGTTGTAGTTGTTTCTGTTGTGGATCAGGTTGTGACATCTGAGCTAACTGACCAAGCAATGTTTCTTTGTTTGGTAACGATGATGTCTCAATAACACCCTGAAGCAGTAACGGTACAATAGGACTATTCGGACCAAGTGTAGATAAAAGAGCTAGAATCTGTGCTTGTTCGAACTCTCTAGCAATCATACCCATCGTACCTGTAGCAACAAATTCAAAATCTTGTACAGGATAACGCTGCGGTGCAAACTGCATATACCTCCATGCAGCTTTTTGTACGAAAGGAATCAAGAAATCTTCTTGGAAGTTAACTAACGATCTCTTATTCTTCTTAATCAGTCCAGATACTGCCATTGCAAGCCCTGCAGTGGCTGCTTCACCACCAGAAACCTGTCCAGGTAGGTTTGCAGTGTCTAAAGTACCTGTAGCCTGCAACATCATACGCTCAAACACCTGAGCAGACTGTAGATTTGCAGGATCTGTGTTACCAAACTTAAAAGGAGCTAAGATTTCATTAGGATTACCATTTGTTAGGATGGTTTTCCCTGGTCTAATCTCAAATTTAGCACCTCTAGGAAGCCTTGTAGCGTCCACAGCCATCATAGGAGCTGTTGTAAGCCCTAAAGAGTCCACATGACTCCTAATTTGAGCATCTACAGCCTTTTGCATGTTATATGCTTTCTCTGCTGTACCTCTTCCCCAGAACCTACCAGGGATAGTATCAGCTTGATAAGCAACAACAGGACGGTCTTGCATCATAAACGGGTTCTCTTCAGCCTTTAGAAGAGCTTCTCCGTTAGCAACAACCACTAAAGCCTCAACCATATCTGAGTATAGTTCATCATTCTCATACTCAGTATCATCAGGATTGTCTAAAAGCTTACGTGGTACTAAACCATAGTACCTTAAAAGTAGTATCTTATCATTTTGATAGTATGTAAGGTCTTGATCAGGCTCTAAGTCGGTATCTACAGCAGCATCACCTAGTGAAACTGCTTTATAAACACCATCTTCCATACCTTTAATGACGATATGACGACCAACATACTCTTCAATAGCACATCCCATTGCATCATCAATACTTGTTGCATTAGGATCAATAAGAAAATTCTTAGGATTGATTGGTTTTAACTGAACAGATATACGATTATTAGCCTGTACACCAATCATAGACAGTCCAGGATTAGCAGAAGGCTGTGTTGCTGGTGCTAATTCTTTCTTTTGCTTAACAATCAGCTCACCGATACCTGTACCGTAGATCTCAGCCAAAGTCATCGTGTTACCAATGGCTTTTCTAACCTTGTCTTTCTTAAAATCTTCAGTTAAACGTACTCGAAGAAGTTCAATGTCTTGTTTGTTTTGATCTTCAGTATCATCACTGATGTCAAAGAACTGTCCTTTAGCGAACACTGCTTCTTCAAGGTCAGCTTGTTTGTTATCTACAGCTTGCTGGAGTGCTGGTGAAATAATCTTTGAACGCTCTGACTGTCTGGTTTTATCTTCATCAGCCCAGATTCCACGCCATAAACGCTCATACTCTTCCCAACGAGGAAGGAAATTCTCATCCCTATAGTTTCTCCAGTTATTACACCGATCCATCACAAATGCTACAAGAGCATTCTGAGGGGTGATCTCGGATTCAAATTTCATATTTGTGTATCCTAATAGCCTGCTACGTGGTCTAAAACTTCAAACTCGTCTTCGTCTAGGTTTTGATTCCAGTTTGCAGTTTGAATCTGATCAATATAACTTAGTGCATCAATCAAATCATCATGAGTTTTACTGTCAGGGAACTGCATCAGTTGATCAATGAACTGACTATTCCAATCCCCTTCGTTTAAAACAATCCTGCCGTGTTCAAAGCGACCCTGTAGTGACCAAACAATCCTATCAGCTTTCTTCTTATTACCGTGTGTTAGTTCTTCAATACGGGGATAAAAACCATTCCTACGCATTAGATCGTGCATATAAGGCATCACTGCATTCTTCAGCGCACCTTTCTCTATACCGACACAAGATACGTGGTAATCTTTAGCTGCTTTGAGAATCCTTACTGCTGTTTCTCGGACATCCCACCTACCGTGTAGAATGTCAGCAACCCACCATCCTTTTGTATTAACCTTAACAATAGCTATCGCTGTTTCATCCAGCTTTGC